GAGCTAGTTGCTGTTGGTATTGCTGTGGATTAACATACCCTGTACCAGCACCAGCGCCCATTGCTGCGCCTGACAACCCTAACCCAATACGCCCTGACTGAAGCTGTTGTTGACGTAGGGCAATGTCTTCTGCACCTCGACCACCAGCCATTAACGCCTGTTGTTGGTTATAATACTGTTGTGCTGCCGCTTGTGGGTCTGTTTCCACTTGACCTAGAAACTCCGCACCTGTACCATACATCTTGTTGCGGAAAGCAGATAACAGTGGGTCTAGTTCATAACCCGCTTGCATTTTACTGGGGTCGAAATAGCTAGAACCGAAGCCAGTGGAAATAGCATAAGGCTTGAAAGCCGCAGCATCAGAAGCAATTTTTGCTGCCTCTACGTTAGCCGCAGCCGCCTGAGCAGCAGCATCCTGAACTTGGTTAGATGATTTATAACCACCCCACAAGCTAGCCGCTGCGTTAATATAATCTAAAGGACTTGCCATGTTATTTCCTTAATAAGTACCACCGTCAACAGTAGCACCGTTGAGTGTTGTCATTGTCACAGTTCCCGTAAAGGTGGGAGATGCTGTATTTGCTTTAGAGGCTACGGCAGTCGAGATGGCGTTAAACTCATCATCAATCTCCGTACCTTTAACCAACTTACCTGCATTACCTGAAGGAAGTGTATCCTTGGCAGCAAAATCTGTTAGCTTCGTATAATTAGACATTAGCTAATCCTTCCTGTTTTAACAAACATATCCAATTTCTGAACGCTAATTTCACTTCCTTCGACATTAGCCTCAAAACCAATCTGTATAACTTTACCTGACCCTTGTACCTGAGCATTAACCCTGTCGATTAACACACCAGCTGTATACTCAGCAATGTTGTATTCACCAACGTTGTACTCGCTACCAACCCCTTCGTTAATTGTAAAAGGATAAGAGAAGGCAGCTCCTAAGTAATCGTAACCCGTCTTAATAACAAAGTCTTGACCACTACCACCAATAACAGTTATACTCACCTTTTTAACCATTTTGGTCATAGAACTATTATCCATGTCCATAAAGTTAGAGGAGTACTTCATGCGGTATTGTGTAGTGTCGTCCAAATAACCAGTGTATAAACCAATCCCATTCTTTTTACCTAACAACACATTACGAGCACGGTTACGTAGGAAAGCTGTGGTTTTAGTTGACCAAGTAGTAACACGAGAAGAACCATCCTCTAGTGCTTGTCGCATATCCAAACAGTAAACAATCGATGTCGATGGGAAAGAAATAAGGTAGAAGGCGTTAGCCTCTGAGTAAACACTACGAACCTTGTCGTATGTTCCTACAATACCAAACTCAGTGCCCATTGTTTCCAGTAAATCATCTCGAACGTTACGGGTTAAGTCACGCATAGGCAATGACTTCTCTTGTAACAAACGACCTAAACTGCGAACACCAGTGTCAGACAGGAAGATTAAGTCGCCACCAGTGCTTTGAACAGAATCACGAGCTACGCAACCAACACCAGCAATAATATCATTCAGTTGGAAATTACCAAGAGGGTCGCTAGCGCCTGAATAGATAACAATGTTACGAGAACAGAAGATAATTAGAAAGTCATTGTGAGCCGCTAGAGCCGTTATCGTGTCTACGTTGTTAGGTAGTACAGCAGCAATGTTTAAAGTGCCGCTAGTGCCCCCATTGAAGGCTGGAAAGGCTGTGTCAGCAATGTCTGTTGACCAGTAGATAGTAGACCCATCGTGTGCCCAGAAACGACCGTAGGCAGCTAACACATCACGAGGGTAACTTGCCCCGTAAGCCTGAGCTACGCCTGTGTAATCGACTAGCTTCTGTACATTAGGGGTGTCGCTTTCAGTGTAAACCAGAGTTTCATGTGCCTCTTGAACTATGAGAGCATGGTCATTGAGAGTAGCTACCTTCCAGTTGTTAGCCGTAATCGTGTAGCCAACAGGGGTCACATCGGTTAACACGGCATCAACACCGCCTGTGAATAACTTCTGATTCCCTGCACTGAGGGTAACAACAGTGTCATCAGCGTTAGTGTGTTCAGCCAACATTTCGATATTAAGGTTGCTCAACTCATCCACACCAGTAGTAGTTTGTTGCGTCCATCCTTTACGAGCACCTAACCGACCAAACTTATCAATGATACAGTTGTCAGCAGTTAGGGCAAAGTTGCTGGAGAGAGTAACACTACTGTCCTGTGTGTTAAGCCCGTAGAAGCCGGGTGAGACAACAGAGACTGTTTGTAGTTGTTTCATACGCTATACCAAATAGTGTCCTCTGGGTGACGAGCAGCATCGAAAGCAATCTCATCTGCCATTGCCGACTGAGCAGCAGAATAGGCGTTAATACTTTGTTGACCACCATCTTCACCACGCTCTTCAATCGCCATTGCCGTAGCTAACAAAATGATTGGACGAGTAGGCAGAACAGTGGAATCAGTGTCATTCACCAATGGTAGGTTACGCAAGGTCATGTTGAACCTAATGTCATAAACACCATCAGGGATAGGGTAGATGTCTACTTGAGTATCACCATCAGAACTTACACCGTTAAAGTTATAAAAAGTTGGAATACCTTTTTGTGGGTCAGCCATCAGAAACTCTTGGTTAAACCAGTGAGCAGACTGATACTTCATCTCGATGTTACTGGTGTCGTTCCAAACATCTAACACTTTTGCACTGTTACGAGTAGTCTGTAACTCATAGTTAAATACATCTGCTGAAGTAGTTAGAGTTATAGTGGTACGTAAAGCACTCCAGTCCCACGCTGCTTCGACTTGACTCTTTGACTCGTTAATAAAGTCTCCAATCAAACGAGCGTAACTGTTGGTGTTACCAGCCCCTTGAACCGTAGCTACCTCACTTTCTCGAAGCCTACGCAATACAGCATTGACAAGTTCTAAGTATGTCATTTATTTATTCCTTTGTTGCTATTATACCACAGATTACCAGTTTTGTCAAGCCTATTCGCCATCAAATGCAACAGTTTGTGGTTCTTTTCTTAGATCAAACGTACAAATGGCACTCATAGCACTACCAGCTTCAGGGGTTAACACCATAGAATCTCCAGACTGCATGACAACCGTAGAACCATCAAACTTTAGAAACTCTGTGGCTGCTAACAGGAAACCATCAACAATTCTAATCTGGTGGGCTGCGTCATGCGCGTGTTGCCAATATGCGCTAATCAGTTTGTTATTACCTGTGTGGTTAGAGATGAATAACAAAGAGACTTCAGCTTTGTAGCCAGCGGGCACAGTGAATAACGTATTAGCTACACCCGCTGTGAGTTGTTTACCTACTGAGTGTTTCATTTAATCCCCGTAGTAATCAGCATCAGAGCCATAACCATAAGATTCACGGGCAGCACTTAGACCAGCTGCTTCCGCTGGTGTAATACTACCAGAATCAGTAGTAGTTCCATAAGAGGATGTGTAAAAAGACCCATCAGGACTCCAACCGCTATTAGCCAATGCCGCTGCATTTTCAGCTTCAAACTTCTTCTGTTGGTTAATAACAGATTCTCTATTGACAGCTTTAATAGCATCAGCAATATACTGAGGTGACCGTTGACGTTGCTGTTCTTGCCAATTTCTAGCAGCTTGGGGAATACCAAACAAAGTTTCTAAATTAAAATCAGGCATACCATTTTGCATTATATTTATTCCAGCCATCGGAGACATCAAACCGAAAATATTACTTAGTTGTTGTCCACGCTGGTCTTTAAAAGCCTGTCCCTCTGGAGTGTTTTCCATCCAGTCAAAGAAAGCCTTTTGGTCTTCTGTTAACTCACCTTTTCCAGCACCAGAGTCATAAGGTGTGTTGTTTCTACCAAACATACCACCGCCACCACCACCACCAGCCGCAACTTGTTTCTTCTTCAGCGCCTCATCCAGTGATGCGTTAATAGCATTCTGTCTGCGGAAGGGGTCAGCACGGTATGCCTCAGCATCCGACATCATCCCGCCTTGTGGGTTAGGTTCCTCCATTAATTTCAAAACATAGTTTGTGAAATCAGAAGCAGCTTTAGGTTGTGCAGGCGCATAGCCATAAGGGTTGTTCAACCTAGCCATGATTTGTTCATAAGATTCGACAGCCATTACTTCTTCCCCTTGTTAGTTTTAGTCCGTTGGTTACGCTCAGGCAGCTTACGACCAGCCTTGCTCATAGCGATAGCGACTGCTTGCTTCTGTGGGCGACCCTCTTTAACCAGCATACTGATATTTGAGCTGACAGCTTTGTCGCTCTTACCTTTCTTCAATGGCATATTAACCACCCTTCATATCAATCATTAACACAATCAGCCACCAGATAGCGCCTATTCCGGCTGATACAATACCAATGGCAAGTGAGTTCCACAGGAGGGCTTTACGCCTTTCAGCCTGTTTATAAATTGTCTTCTCTCGTTGTTCCCGTATCTGCCTACGCATCTGGAGCATCTCTCTGTATGTCTCCACACCGTAGCGATAGGTTATAAGCTCTCGCAGCTCATTCTCCATTTGCTGCACCTTCTGCTTATGGACTACAGCCTGAAAAGCCTCTTCCTCTACAGAACCTCCACTGAGCAGCTTACGAAACAAAGGTGGGTTCTTAGCCTCTTCCTCTGCTTTGTTGATGTCACTAACACCCTGAAAGAACTTACCGAAGTAGCCAACGCAATCTTCAATCTCTCTTCCAGCTTCGACAGCCTTCTTAATCATGTTGAATGCGCCAGTCGCTAAGGCAAACGCGCTAACAGGGTCTATCATGTCATTTAATCCAATGTTGTGCGAACCAAGCGAGGATGCCACCAACAATAGATGCTATGGTC